AATATCACCTAGATATATTGACGATGATCATATGTTACCAATGCCAATTAAAATAATTAAAAATCCAGAAAGAAAATATATTAGAGAAGTAATTAAAACTCAATTAAATAATACAATTAATTTATTAAAAAATAACTCTTCTTATAATATGAATACTGTCCAAGTTAAATTAACAAATCCTCATGCTCCTTTGTATCCATATACGGTTATAAATGGAGGTACTGCACCTATTAATGCACCTATGTTATCTGATGAGTTAATAGGTGCAGGCTTAAATCCAGCTATGTTGTCTAGTTTAGGTAAATCAGCTAATTTTTCCAAGTTAGGTAAATCAGTTAGTTCCAAGTTACCAAAAATACCTAGTTTTTCTAGCTTTGCTAAATCACCAACTGTTTCTAGCTTAACAAAATCACCAACTGCACCTAAATTACCTAGTTTTTCTAGCTTAACTAAATCACCAACTGCACCTAAATCACCTAGTTTTTCTAGCTTAACTAAATCACCAACTGCACCTAAATCAACTAAATCACCAACTGCACCCAAATCAAATAAAAATACATCTAATATAAAATCATCTGACTTATTAGAAACTCATTACAGAAAATTATTGACTACTATTAACGATTTAAAAACCAAATTTGAAAAATTATCAAACAAAAAAATAAAGGGTTTAAATGAAAAATTATTAAAATACGAAGAAAAATTAAAAAAAGATACTAATGATATTGACAATATAATCAATCGTATAAATGATCCTAATACTGATTCTGCAACTAAAAAAAAATTAGATATGGAATTAGTTAAACCTGTTGCATCATTAACATATCGAATTAGTAAATTAACAAGTACAATAACATTATTAGAAAATTTAATTAATACCTATTAAATAATTTTAGTTAAATATTTTACTAAAATTATTTATTTTCTTAAATAAACATATGACAGATAATTTTACATATTCTCAATTTATAAATGAAATAAACAAAATACCAAATACTATACTGAATATTACATTATCTGATATATCAAATACAGAAAATATAAGTATTAGTAGAAGTGAATTATTAGCAATGAATATAGATGAAAAACCAAAAGAACAAGTTGTTGAAAAACCCAAAGAACAAGTTGTTGAAAAACCCAAAGAACAAGTTGTTGAAAAACCCAAAGAACAAGTTGTTGAAAAACCAAAAGAAGAACTAAATAAAAATGGTGGTTTTAAACCTATACAATTTAAATCGGGTAGAAAGATTGGCACCATAATTAGTCCTCTTAAATTACTTACACGATCATTAAAACAATCTGGTGGTTCTTCAAATGTATCTATTGATAAAATTATAAAAATTGTATATAATGATAGTAAATTAATTGGTAAAATAATACGATATTATTATACACAAGATAAAAAAATATTAAATGGTGATGAATTAATTAATGTATCAATTACATTATTGTATGCAGATTTAATGAATAAACCTATTACAACCGAAGAAGAGTTTATGAAAGTAATTAATCCAATGTATGTTCAAAATATTCCAGAAATGGTTAAAAGTATATCATTAGATAAAATAAATAGAGATGTTGATAATACATTAATTAAAACTATTAATAAAAATATAGAAAATATTCATAATTTGATGAATTCAAATAATCAACAAAATGGTGGAAAAGAAAAATCAACTGTAGAAGAAGAAATAAATTTAAAAATAAGACGTTTATCCAATTATCTTAAAAGTAAATCAAAATCAAAAAATACACAAAAAGGTGGTGCTGTAACTGTAGAACAATTAAAAATAATTAATGATATTAATAATGATATTAAAACTAAAATAACTGAATTAAATACGAGTAGAGATACAATTGTTGATTTAAAAAAGAAATTATTAGCAAAATTATTTTTAGAACAAAATACTGATTTATTAAATGCAGAATTATTAAAGTATAAAACTATTATTGATAATTTAAATGACAATTTTAATACATGGTATATAGAATTAATTAATCTTAAAATTGTTGAAAACGTAATAGATGATAATCAATATGGTATAGCTCAGTTTATTTTAAAAATAAAACCGGATATCAAAAAAGATTTACCGGATGCTAATTATAAAACATTACAAGAAAATGTAAATTATATCAATAATTTTGCTCCGTTGTTAAAATCAGGAAAATATGAACTTATTCAAATTCCCAATCAAGTAACAACGCCTGTTCAATTAAGACAACCATTAAATTATTCAGATAAATTAAAAGAATATTTTAATAAACGATATCTTGTATTATCCAAATTACAGTTAGAAACAGCAAAAAATAATAAAAATGCGACATCGATAATTGATACAATAAAAGAAGTGTTATATTACCCTGAGGTATTATGCACAAAAGATACAATAATAAATGATATTGTTTATTTAAATGAAAAACTTAAAAGAGATAATCCGCCTGTCATGCCTTCTGGTAAGGTAGTTGTTAATTTAACTGGAGGAGATATACAATTAAGAAAGCCAGTTATCAAAACAACAATTACAATTGATCCAGATGAATTAATTGATGAATTCTTTACATCTAAACAATATAATAAATTTATTCAGAAAATATCCAAATATGTTAGATTATATGATAAAAAAATGGATTTAGATGATCTTAAAAAATTAAATAAAGATGTAGATGAACTAATACGATTAGAAGAAAAATTACATAATAATTTTGATATATTTACAAAATATAGAAAAATTCAAGATGAATTACAATTAGATATTGATAATAATCCAGTCACAATTGCTCATATGAAAAAAATAGTTGATGATAATGGTGTATTATTTAATAAATATGGTGGTTTGAATACAGATATATTACATAAGATTAAAAATATAGAAAACTTAGTATTACTTCACGAAAAAGTAGAAGAAGAAACTAAATTTCCTAATATCAAGCATATTGATTATAATAAAGGTTTTGATTATAATGATATATTAGATATACCTACTGTTAAAAATAAAGAAAAAGAAATATTATCTGGAATATCTGCCGATATTGATAAAAAAGAAGCAGATAAAAAAGAGAAAGAAGCGTTTGACAAAAAGAAAGAAGAATTAACCAAATTATTAAATGATTCAAGTAGCTTTAAAGGTGGTAGTTTAATTAAAACATATGGATTAATAAATAATCCGGAACACTTTACAACAAAAACATTTCAAAAAATATTAGAAGAGATAAATAAAGATTAAATATATACTTTTATATAAAAAAAATCTTTATATATATATATATATAAATAATGGCAACATTAGCAGAAATTAAAAGTAATCAAGACAGTATATTAAGTTTATTAAATGGTCAAGTAGAAGCATTAACTAAAATTAACGATACATTAACATCTCAAGCTGATTCTGCAATTACAACATCAATTCGTTCTTTAGTTTCTACTTTAAATACAAATACTCAAAATGCAAAAAAGTTAGTAAATACATATGGAACTAGTGTAAATGATTATGTAAGTAGTATAGATGGTAATTTAAGACAATGCAATGTCAATTTAGTATCTAGTGCTGAAGCTTTAACTAGATCTAAAGCCACTGCAGATTCAAACGCTGCATTAGTATCACAATGCAATGCCAAATTAGATTCTAATGATGCTATCTTAAAACAAGCGACAAATAATTTAGATCAATGCAATATTAAATTAGATACTGCTTCTAGTGAAGCGAAAGTATGTGCTGCCAATTTAATAACTAGTGCTGATTCTCTAAAAGTATGTAATGCTACATTAGATAGTACCACATCTACATTGAACAAATTAAATACATCTTTATCATCATCTTTACCTTCTTTATCATCTTCTTTATCATCTGGATTATCATCTTCTAGATTTTAATATTTATATTAACGTTTAATTACTAACTTATTATTGTAAAAACAATATATATTGGTATAATACTTAAAGAAATATATAATATAGAATTTTCAAATTATTATATTATTTATTTATATATAGAAATGTCAGTACCTTCACGTGGATCTGGAGCGTTACTTGGTACAAATAGAATTAACTTTTTAAACACAGCAAAATCAACAGCTCAAGCTGCTGGATCATCAGCATCTTGTTTATTACCAATTTATGATTATATTGGCAGTAATTGTAATAATTTTATGAATACAAATAATACAAATGATAGAGTAAATCTAAGTATTTGTATTACTACTCTAGGGAATATTAGCGAACAATGTTTATTAAATATTAATAATAAACAAATGTTTAATTATACATCGAATGGTTTAATAACTATGCAATAAATTTAAGGATCAAATACCACACCACATCTACCATTTTCTATTTTCAATACATTATATGATAATCCATATACTCGTACTCGTGCGGGATTATCATATGATACTGTTTTACTTAATACTAACTGGAGTTGAATATTATCAATTCTGCTAAAATTACATGCACCTGACGGTTGATAATGTTCTGGTGCAAATGCAAATGAATATATCATAATTCCAGGTGATGGTGTTCGTGTATGACATCGTAATACTTCTAATAATTCATAATAATTTGCTGGGCGTAATGATATTAAATCTTTACCGTTTAATAATATTTGTGCTTGTAATATTAATGATTTAGATGATGGTAAAATACCATCGGTATAATTAAATTTATCCCGCAATCCACCTAATATTAAATATTCAGGTTGAACACGAAAAAATAATTCTTTGGTTGGATGAATAAATCCTAGGTTAATCAAATTTGCACTATTATATAATACTTTTTCGGTATCAGATTGCAAATATTCAAATAATATTTCTATTGTTGCTCGTGAAAATTTTAGTTTTTCTTGATCACCTAAATAATAATAATCCACATATAAATAACTATTGGTTAATGTTAAATTTTGTAAAAAACTTAATGTTGTTGATTTACTAATGTATGTCGTCTCAGTACCTACGACACTTGTTTCATAATTGGTATCTAAACCTACTAATTTTGAATTTAATCCTCCTGTTGCAACTAAATTCGTATTATTGTTTATTTTTAAATAACTTAGTATATTTGTTAATGGATCAAATGACAAATATTTCATATACACACTTGCATTTCCCTGTGTTTGTAATAAATATTCTCCAAAATTATAATTTACAACATTTTTATCTATAACTATACTATTTGTTGGTCCATATAATAAACAATCTGTCAATGGATTAAATTCTACATGGATTTTAACATCAGCATGATACATTGATAAAATCGGTAATGGTAAAAATTCACGACAAAATGAAAATAATAATGGTACATATAAATTATATGCTGCTTTACCACTAGTAAATTCATATAATTCAGGGACATCACCTATAATGTGATGTATTCTTCTTAAAGATGTTAATTCAAACCAAATATTCATCCAATCACCATACTGTCTGTCTATTATGCGACCTCCTATTTCAAATTCAACTGTCTTGATTATATTTAACCCGATTTTTTTATTCCATGCTGTGTACACGACTGTGTTACCGAATTTTTCAGGTATCGCTGGGAGTTCGATATATAAATATGTATTACCAATAAAATCACCATTTTTTGATAATACTGCTGATACTTTATTACCAAAATTAGGTTTTAAATTAAAATATTGAGGAATTGATTCATATGAGAAATTTGAATAACGATGATATGTTGCGTGAAAATATGTGATTTGGGGCTGGTGAAAAAGATATAAATCTTGCTCACCGTAAGATGCAGCTATTTGAATTGCTCCGCTAACCATTAGTATTATTACTATATTATCTTTATCTAAAAATTTTTAAATTAATTTAATATTTTTATATTTTTTATAATTTTATATTTCATAAATAGTAGCTGCTTGGCCGCCCATTATTCTTAACATGTTATAGTTCCTAGCTATCAGTAGTATATTATATGCACCATCATCTGTATCCAGTTTAAATAACGCATCAGATAATATTGAAAAATTACATGAACCAGATGGTTGATAATCATGGGGGTACAATGAATATGAATATCCATGTAATCCATTAATAGGTATATTATTATACTTGTGAAAATTAACAAGAGTAGTCATATCACGATCGAGATTGAATCTTTTTTGACCATTTAAAATTAACATACTATTATTAATAGGTGATTTACCTGGTTCGGGTAATTCTTTGATTTGATTATTGATATACATGGGAATATATTGTATATTTGGATATTTTGCATACAATGTTTGATAAAATTTTCTAGATAATTCTGTTACTGAATTATCTTCATCATATCTATCATAATTAGACAATAATTTATAATATTTTGAATTTGTATAATTAAAATATTGTTTATTTGTTGCATTTTGTTTGGGTTGAGCAAACCAAAACAAATCCTTAACAGGTTGCTTTAAATTAATCTTAGTTTCAAAATGAGTACCATAATGAGAATATGATCTGTAATTTTCTTGTTCAATTAAATATTCATGTTTACTTTGTGCAAATACCTTTCGTTCCTCATTTTCCAAATAAATGTATTTCAAATACAGTTTTAGTTTAGGTCGACCACTCTTTATAAATTTCGTTAATGGATCCGATATAATTAGATTTTCTAGTTTTTCTAAATCTAATGTTAATTTCACATCAGAATGCAACAAACTAATTAATGGAATACTTAGTCCTGCATTGTTATACCTATTGAAATAAAATGGTAATGGTATTTTTAATTGATATTTTGGTAATGCTTTTGAACTAAATTCAGTTAATTGTGATACATTACCTATCATTTTTTGATATCCTTTTTGATGACCTGGAGGTAAATTTATTTGATTCCATATATTCATCCAATCAGATGTGATTTTCTCAATTGATATAGTATTAATAAATAATTCTGTCGATTTGCTAATATAGTGACCTAAATCTTCAATCCATGAAAATCTAGGATTACTACTTGTTAAGTTACTTGCTTGTTCTATTTGTGTATTTACATTATTTTGTCCTTCGTAATTTCGTATTTCATTATTATATGCTTGTAAAAAGTTATTCTTTATTGTTGGTATACTAGTTATCAATTGATTGTTTTGTACTACATTTAGACATAATGAACTTTGTACATTAATCAATTCGTTATTGAAAATTACATTGTTGTAATATTCAAATGTATGTACTTCTGTTATAAAATTACTACCTATATATGTTTCATTGAATAATGCAGGGACATTAATTACATTAATTTGTTTGTTCGCCAATTGAGATACCACATTCGATAAAAATGTATCAACTGTTGTTAAATTTTGTGAAATACTATTAGATAATGGATCTGGTTGTAAAATTAAATAACCCGCATAATTTGCATATGAAGGACCAAAATCACCCACACTTTTGTATGTATATAATCCATAATTTTCTAAAAAATATGAAGGATTGATTTTATTTGGTGGAAGATCAAATGTTGTATATACACCAATAATGGTTTTGGTTTCGATTGGTTTTAATACAGGTAACGATGGTGCAGATATAATATTTGTAAATGTTGTACCGTTACTAGTAGCTTCTAATACCCAATCTATTCCATCTAAACTACTAATAATTATACCTGCTAATGCATCACCGCCTGTCACATACCATTTATTGTTCCATGTAACAGATGTGGCACTAGTTAAAAAACTATTAGCACTATCGCTAGGTACCCAGAGTTTACCATCTGAACTATATGCAACTGCATTACTACCATTACCAACTGCAACCCATAAATTAGTTTTATTATATGCTATACCAAAACAATTATTAAATATAGTTGTTCCACTGTTAGTGTTATCATTCCATGTAATACCATCACTACTCCATATTAATGAACTTGTTATATTTCCTGAAGCACCTGCTATCCATATATTAGAATTACCAACTACAATATTACATACACCTCTGTCATTTAATATAAAATCATTACCATTACTAGATGGTATCCAATCCAATCCATTATAACTAAAAATTAATGTTTGAGCATTAACACCATTTGGATTTCCTCCTCCTGCTACCCATACTAACCCATTCCAACCAATTGTATAACCTGCGTATAAAAATATATTATTTTTTACAGGATACCATACTATACTATCATTACTGTATAAAATTGTATGATTAGATGAACTTTGACCTGTAACTACCCATATACTAGCACTATTATTCCATGCAACACCATATGATATACCATTTGTAAAATATATACTAACATTCGCTTGAGACCATTGAGTTGTTACATCACTGTAATATAATCCAATAGGTGTTGTTACAATCCATGTTTGATTATTATATGCAATATTATGTATTACTGTACTGTGAATGATATCGGATGAACGTTTCCATATAATAGGTACTGTATTTGTATCAGAACTAGTTACAAATGTATCTTTATCATTGGTACCACCAACTGCAATAATATAGACTGGTGATATTGTTTTGAATGGTAAATTATTGGCAAATGAGGTATTCAATTCTTTTCTATTTAAAGTAAATGTTTGTTTTTTACTTGCAATTTGTAATGGGATATTTATAATTTTATCAATAACAAATGCATTATTTTTTCCTAATATTCGAATATATTTGGTTGTTATTGTTTCCAACATATATATAAATGTAAAGTCAATCGTATTGGTTTCATTATTATTCAGTAATTTTGATTTGGTTAAAAAATATGGATTACTTCCATTTAAATCATCCACAAAGTATATATCAAAATAATCTATTATTGGAAAACTATCATTAATTATTAAATTTATGTTACCTCTTACTGTATTTTTAATATAAATTGTATTATCAATATTCGATATTAAATTTAATGATGCTTTAATATCAAAATCACGTATAGTTA